CCCCTAAATTTACTCTAAGTTCTTTTTTAACTACGGGAGAATTATAATTAAAAGAATAAGTACGTAAGCTCCCTGATCTAAAATCAGAAACTGAAGGGGCAGGAGTCCTCTTTATTACATTTGTAGTCGTATCTCTAAGTTCCCCAACTGAATCGGTTGTTTTTGTGCCTTGACGAGTTGCTTCTTCAATAGAAATAGGGAACAGGAGGCTGTTGTATGCACTAACTGTATTTTGAACTTTATTAGTATAGTAGGACCCCCCAATTTCACTACTGCCGCTTTGTGCTGACTGTTTAGGTGTGATATCCCCTATTAAAGAAATACTTCCAGTTGCACGATTCTTTTTGATTTTTAAATCATTATCTACGGGCTGTAGAGGTATATCATATCGGTATATACTTGTACTTTCTTCTCCTGATAATTTTGAATCAACTCCTGTAGTTGAGACTACACTTCCCTGTGATGACAAAATACTTGCCTCTACCGTATTTCCCTGTACTATATTTATTCCAAACCCTTGAAGTATTGACGAGAAGGTACTTCCTTGTGTTGGTTTTAAATAAGTGTTAGGAGTGAGTCCTCTTAGAAAATGAATACCTGTTCCATCTACCGGAACCTGAGCTAGAGTGCTTGCTAGGAGTTGTGCAGTCCCTATTGCTGTCTGTTTTACTTGTTGAAAAATAGCTCCTCCTAGACTACTTCCTTGTTTTTGAGCATCCGAGAGTTTTTTTGCCAATCCTTCTTGTTGAAGTAATGCTTCATTTGCTAAGTATTTTAAACCAGGTCCTTTGGTAAACATCTTACTTATTCGAGTAAGATCATCTACTCGTGCAGTCACTTCCATAGCTACTCCGTTACTACTAGGGGGGTTATTTATATCCTTAACTACGTAAGGATCGTCGCTTCCTAGCGGCATAGAGGAGTATTTCAGACTCTTTAAATCTGACTGCAAGTCAATTAATCCTGGCATAAGCTCTTAATTCTTATTTAGGTTCGTGTGCAATGTAAGGCAGTAGCTGTGGTGATGTAGCAGATACTGTAGGAATTTGTCCATTTAAGTCTAATACAGACGGTGTAGGATAGGTTCCGTTTTGTGCCGGTATACCGTTAATTGAGTAATCATAATGCAGGGTCGAAGTACCAGAGTTTCCTGGTGCTGGAGGAGGTTGAGCTCCTTTATATCCGAATGCTGATTTTGGTAATAAATCTAATAATCCCATTTTAATTGTATTTTAATTTAATATAAATATCTATTTTATAGCTTATGGCTGTCCAGATGCAACTAATCTACTATTTCTTATATTAGCTGTAGCTAACGTTTTTCCATCTATCTTTACAACAGTACCTTGTTTTGCTACGTTGATTAACTCTTGAAGCTTATTTACAACTGCTGTCATATCTGCATTCGGAGTACTTGCAGAAGTTCCTAAAGTTCCTTTACTTCCGGCTCCAAAAAGATCTGTTCCTGCTGCTATTTGATCGTTTGGATGTAGTTGAACAGATCCAAAATCTCCAGAAACTATTGGACCTTTCTTTGGATCAATAACACCGTCTTTTATTGATCCTAGAAACCCTAAACCAGCGCCAAGAACTACAGCTGCTGCTGCTGCTCCAATAACTGGAGCTGCAATACCCCCTATAACAGTGGCTGCTAATGCAGCAGAAACGGCTGCAAAAGTCAAATAAGCTGCATAGACTACTGCCAACTCGGCCAAGTACTTTACCGCTGTTCCTACCATTCCTAGAGGGCCAATCATTTGCGAAATATCATCTCCCCATTCGGAAAACTTGCCGGTGATTACTGGTATTATCTTAAATAAAAATCCAAATGTTGTAGCTATTGGTTCGATTGCTTGAGCAATTAGTGTAACTACGGGCACTATAGCGGAGATTATTGGAATAATTCCGGAGAGTAAAGGAGCAAAAGATTGAGAGAGCTTATCCATAGATGTCTGTATTTGGGACTGTATATCTTGTTGCTGTAATTGAGCTAAAGTTACTCCTTCTGCATCTGCACGTTGTTGAGCAGTTAGGTTTTTTGAAGCTTCTTGAGTCATTATCGTCTTGGCTAATTCATCTCTAGACATTCCTAATGCTTTAGCTAAACTTGTTTGCTCTATTCGGTTCATATTAGCAAACTCAGCTGCAGATGCTCCGTTTTTAGCTAACTCTGCTGACAGTCCCGCTAAGTCGTTATTCAAAGCATATTCTCTTGCTTTAGATAAGTTAATATTCTTTCCTGTTAGGAGCTGTGCTTCTAGTTCATTCCCAATAGAGTCTTCAAAATTTAACATACTATCTGCAATCTGATTCACCTTATCTAAGCCTAATCCTAGTCCTCGGGCGGCGGCGGCAGCGTTAGCTATTTTTCCTGCATCGCCTCCTAAAGATAGTGCAATCTCATCTGATGTGCTTAGAACATCTTGAAGTACTAATCCGTGGGCGATTGCTTTTCCGTTTAGTCCATTATAACTATTTACACTGGTTACTATTGCTTTTTGGTAGGTTTCAATACCCTGTCCTGAAATTTTGCTTCGGATTCCTAAATTTGTAGCTTGTTCTGCTGATATTCCTAGTAAGTTTTTTGCTTCTGCTAATCTTCCCAAATCATCATCCGAAAAGATCGAATTAGCATTTGTTCCTATCTGTTTAGTAATATCAGTCATTACCTTTAGAACATCTACTGTAGATGCCTGTCTAGAGTTAAAACCAGCATCAAATATTCCTTTAAAATTTCCTTGAACATCTCCTGTGAGTCTGCCAAATTCAACTGCTGCTTTATTTACATCTAAGAATCCTTTTACAATAGCTGCTACCGCTGTTGCAGGGTCTAGAAGGCCTTCCATGAGCTGGGTTCCTATCATACTAGCAGCTTTGCCCATGGTTGCAAACTTGTCACCACCAGCGGCAGCTACCTTTCGCATTTCTACTTCGATTTCGTCTGTTTTTAAGAATTTACCTATACCCGGTATCCCTTTTAAACTACTGACTAGTTTCCCTGTAAGTCCTATGTTTTTCTCAATTTCTTTTACTCTATCTTCATCAGTTTCCAGTAAACTTTTTTGTACGTCTAGAGACTTTACTACTTGCTCGTAATTCTTTTGACTATATTTAACCCCCTGTAAGTCAGCAGCCTCTTTTCTTCTAGCTAGTTCTGCTATTTTTTCATCGAGCCCCTGTTTTTGCTTTGTAATATCTTTCTGTGTTAAAAGTCCAGCCGTAATCCTTCCAGTATTTTTTGCAATACTGTCATTCATCTTAGCCAGGTCATTAAATGTTTTCGAAAGATCTCTTGCTAATGCTTTAAGAGTCCCTGCTTGGGTAGGATCGAAAGCAGTTTTAACAGCATCTTTTAAGGTCTCTGCAAATGAGGATGCAACAGATTGTAATGTATCCCGTACGTACCCGCTTACTTCGTTTACATCTTCCTGTACATCCTTTTTACTTTTCGGATCTAATGCCATTTAGAAATAGTTTTATTATAAATAGGTAGAGCCCATATTAATTACGGGCTCTTGTGCTATAGTCTGGTGCTCTTATTTGTCCATTCTCAAGTTGAGATTTTCCTTTGGTAGAGTTTTGTACTGCTTTATTTTCCTTATCATAGAATTCTTTCATAGTCCGGAAGATATATCTCCTAAGCCAAATAGGAAAATCATATACTGCTTCAAAGGAATATCCTCCCTTTCCGTGAAAGACTATCTCGTGTATTTGAGAAAAAAGAATACCTCTATATTCCGGCGTCAGGCCAAAGAAATGTAATCCCGATAGGGATATCTACCCCTCCTTCTGGTCCGTTTTCTGGATAGAATCTTAAATCTACGTCCGGCTGTATTTGTCTGATATATTCTCTTAATGCTCTAGAATCTCTTGCTAATAAGAAATTGTCTACAAAATTCCTAATTACTCCTGGTGAAGAATCTCCTTCTACCGATGTAATCATTCTTTTCAGTCTTGTTGAGAGATCTGGGGATGAGTCTTTTGAGATCTTTTTAAGTCCTTTTAGTTCTGCATCTATTGCTTTTTCATCATCATGTGTTAAGAGCTTAAAAGTAATATTAGTTCCTGTGGCCGGAGTTTTAAATGCAAATTCGTTTTTACCACTCTCAAATAAGGTCTCGTCTACTTCTTTGTTTTTTATTTCAGATAAATCGACAGTTTCTTTTTGACCTCTGTATACAAATTCATAGTCTTTTCCGTACCCCAGTACCCTAGCTGCTACTAGTATAGCATTCTTATCGCCTAATAAAAGATCGCCGTAGGTAATAGGAGTCACAATGAGGGACTTTAATAACTTATCAACCACTACTCCCTGTTGAATATAGTTTTGATTTGTTAAAATATCCTCTTCTCTTGCGGTCATATATTTCATTTCGATTTGACCTGAAGCTAGCGGAGAATCCTTCGGATAGAGAAGTCCTTTAGAAGGTAAGTCTACCATTTCGGTAGGGAATTTCTGTTGTTGTTGCATAAATCTTATTTTATAAAACTATTTACTTGTGTATATAAATATACAAAAATAAATTTTATAAAGCAACAGAGCGATATGCTTAGCTGATTCCTTCCAGGATAACAAGTTCGATTTTAGGTTTATATCCTTTTGGAAGCTTATTTATGTATCCCTCGAATTTAGAATGATTTTTATCCCATCTAAAACTGAATTGCAATTTATCTAGATTCATCATTACTTGTCCTGTAGTCTGCATATCCATTGGGTTAGTTCTTCTATATGGATTCATATAATTATCTTTTACCCATTGGTGCGCTAATACGTCTAGAATTTCATCTGCTTGTGTTACTTTCTGTAGTTCTACAGTAGCAATATCTTTTCTAGAAATAGAGGACTCTCTTTTTATGCCTGAAGTGTATCCTGTTTCTGGATAAGCTATACCGTGGTTAGTTCTTACAGTCACTTTTGGTTTATCTATTTTTTTAATTACCGGTAGGTGTTCTGAGGTTAATTCAATAACAAAAGCATGTTTAGTATTTGCTACCATTGTCATTCCTTTTACTCCTACATCTTTTTTGTCTTCCCCTACATACTTTATAATAGATTCGATTGCATCTGATAGCTTATTATGAGATAAAGCTGTTCTGATTTTCAAACCGTCATAAGAGGGTACTAATCCTTTTTTATCTTGCTCCTTAGCTATATCTCCTTGCATCTCATCAAAATGCACCATTAAAGAAGCATTTATAATTCCTATTCCATATTCATTCATTCCTTCGGACCAATCGGTTAATTCATCATAGATATACATTACCTCGGTTCCGTCTATTAATTCATGGATAACTTGCATTTCTGGGCTATACTTTCTATCTCTGTTCTTAGCTAGAATAGTCTCTCCGTTTAAATGAATAGTAGCTACTACACATTCTGTGAGTGGCTTTGGTCTTAATAGGTCTAGGAATTTAATCATAGTATATTCTTTCTTATAAATATACAAAAAATAAAAGCGTCTACCAGTTAAAGTAAACGCTTTTCTTATTAAGTTTAGTTTAGATTAGTAGTTAAGTATTGAGTAATCCATTGCTACTGTTATAGCGATGTCTACAATACCGTCTGATGAGGTCCAATCAAATTGACCAAAATCACCTTTTGTTAAAAAAGCTCCTTTGATAATCCATTCTCCTACCACATCACCTACTGGTCCTAGTATGTCTAAAGTCAGATCTTTCTTATAAAAATCCGAGTATCCTGCCCTGCCTGTTACAGATTCGTATCCTAAACGAGCCCATTCCATTACTGCTTGTGCACCAGAGGGTGCGATTGGTGAATACAGAGTCATCTCCATATCTTGCCATTCTCTTTTACCTCTGATTTTTCTATAAGAGTTGATATGATCTAATTTAATTACCGTATCTGAGAAGTTAGGAGCCTTTACGTTCTTTACCATAAAAGCCGGGATATTGTCTATATACATTACGAACCTATGCTGAACCATTGGTTCAAAGGCTCTAAACATAATTTCGCTTGAATCTAATACTGCCATTTTTTTGTTATTTTATTTATAAATATCTACCGTTAACAATTATGCGAAAGTTGCTCCTGTTGGTTCGATTGTAAAGTCTAATACTACGAATTCAATTGTTTTTGCTGGTTGTATGATAATTTGACCTACCAATTGATTTCTATCAATAACGTCTGCTGTATTGTTAGTATCGTCCATTATTACTTGATAAGAGTAAAGACCTTGTCTCTGTACTACTGATTCTAAGTATGGATTAACTGCAGCTAAGAATTTATTTCTTGTTGAAATAGTATTCTGTTCGAAGACTAAGTTAGTAGCTTGGTTTCCTATGAATTTCTTCAACTCAATTAATAATCTCCTTACATTTACCCTATCTAAAGCTGATGCTTTTGTTTGTAATGTCTTTTGACCAAAGATCGATATACCTGTTCCTGGGAATGTAGCGATTGGATTTACTTTTCCTAAATACAGTGCATCCCTGTCTGATTTTGATAATTTTCTCTCTGTTTGAATTACTCCTGAAATTCCTCCTCTGGTTAAGCCTGCTGGAGCAAACCAAGGTGCTGTAGCTAAGTCTGTGAAAGCATATACTCCCGGTATAGTAACTGAAGCCGGTACGAAGACGTTTTTACCTGTTGCTGAAGTTACTTGAACCCAAGGCCAGTAAGAAGCTCCGTAAGAGCTATTTAAGCCTGCTGCTGTAGTAACTGCATCAGAAATTGTATCTCCATATCCTACTAAGTCTACTACCGCTATAGCATCTCCTCTTGTTTCTACTAAGGAAAGTACATTCGCTACGGTAATAGAATTGTTTTGTTGAGTAAGTCCTGGTACTGTTATAATATTGAACTGATAGTTGTCTTTATTTCCTAGTAAAGTAACTGCATCTGCATAGTCTGAATCAGATAAGCCCTGTACGTTCGATACTCCGCTAACAATTGCACTATTGTAGTTAGCTAACGGCTGTACGTTGTTTCCTACTGCTCCGAAGAATGCACCTGAAGCTGACATTGGTAGAGAAGCAGAATATGATAAGCCTGATGCATCTTTATTTACTGTTACTCCGTCTGTAGCCAGGTATTTGTAGGTTGGTATATTTACTGAGCTTACTCTTACGTAGTTAGAGTTATTTGGATATTCTCCTGATGGCTGTATGAATACTGTACCGCTTGAATCTACTGTTTTAGCTAATTTCTGATTACCTATTACGCTTGCGATGTAGTTAGGAGAGTTAGGATCTAAAGAGACGTTGTTGAATGTCTCTAAGATTGTTTTGCTCTTTATATTATCATCACCTCTGCGGATTAATACTGAGAATGTACCTGTGTTGTTGTTTATATTAGCTATTTCCCATCTTAAATTATCTGCTGATCCGCTTACTAATGAATTATCGCTGTTTTGAGCACCAGGATTACTTGCTGTAGTCGAGTTGTTAAATATAGCTCCTTTTCCTAGAGTTTCTAAAGTAAATGGATTTATACTAGCAGTATTGAAGGTTGCGATATTAGTACTAGCTGCCGGTGCCCAGTTGCTTGATCCTGATACTACTCTTGTTAGTAACAAAGTGGTGCCTCCTTGTTGGAAGTAAGATCTTACTGCTATAGAAGTTAAATACTCTACTGTAGTAGAGCCTGATACAAAGACTTCTCCGAATTTGTTGGTGAAATCACCGTAAGAAGTAACTACAGTTGGAATTTCCACCGGGCCTTTCACTGTCGGTCCTACAATTGCAGCGCCTGCTTGAATAGGAGCTGGTTGTATGAAAGAAATATCATTTTCTCTTGTGTATACTCCTGGAGAGATTATTGATTCTGCCATTTTTTTTAATTGATTAAGTTTTTATTTATTATAAATATCTTGAGAGTTTGATAACCTTTTCGGAGGTCGAGATTCTCTATTCCTTAATAAATAGGAAAGGAGAGTGAAAACTCTCCTTGATTTAATCAATTAAAATAAAAAGAAATTAAGCAACAGCAGTTACTGCTGGTTTAGCTTTTTTTTGGAGCTTCAATCTTTGCAGCACCGTCCTCTACAGCTGTCTCTACGGTTTTTACGTCACTTGCTGCTACAGTCTCAACTTCGCCTACTACTTCTTTTACTTTTGCAATATCCGACTCAACAACTGCTTCTGTTGAAGTTATTGTTTCTTTAATCGAATTTCTGTTATACAGTACAGCAAGCAAGATTAGCAGCAGTACTACAAAGGGAATAAGGGTTATTACGTAATTCATATTTTATTTTTGATTTATGATTTTAAATAGGATTCTCGGATTTACTTCTGTTTCAATATTAAGATCATCAATTGCGACTTCATTGAACTCTATCTCGATTTCTTGTGAAAGTAATTCGTTTAATTCGGCACTATACTCTAGGTATTTCGGATTAATATCCCAAGACTCTACTTCGTTAGTGTCTGTGTTTACTTTTTCGTTGATCCTTATCGGGAGAGTAACTGCCCCATTATCATCTGTATCACCTAGAGACTTAATTAACTCTTCTTTGAATTTATTGACTTTCTCAAGTTCAGATGTCAATGCATCAGCTAAAGTAGTTAGGTTGTATTTTACAGAGATTTTTAATTTTTCATTTAATAGCCCCTTCTGCAATCTCTCTCCTGTAGTTTGATTTACAATTCCGCTCAGTTCTGCACTCAGTTCGTGGACTTCAAATAGTGTTAATTTGACTTTTTTCATAAATTATTTTTTTTATATAATAGTGTTTTTATTTTAAAGATCCAACTATACTAAAGTTAAATTTAATTGAGCTGCTCCCCAAACATAAGCTGCTGTATTGATATCAGGATTTACACTCCAAGAATTGTAATCAGCCCCTGAAATAGATAAATTACCGTCTGCTAATTTATTGTAAGTATTTTCTACTGGCGTGATGGGGTCTGTAGAACCAGACACGGGTAATGGCGGGACAATAGTTTCATTTAAAGTATAATAGAAAGTAGCTGTATCAATAAGATTATCGTGGATACTAACCATATTAAATGCTGTTGCTTGTTTTTGGGTTCCGTTTACCCAAAGAGAGATTGGTTGAATTGTTTTCATTTTTTTTTTATTT